GAGACATTTAGATATGGCAGTAGGTAAGAAAGTAATGGAGCTTCTATTTAGAGTAAAATCAAAAGAAGCAAAAAAAGATATTAAGGAAGTAGGAGATAATTTAAAGAAAGTAGGTGTAGGTGGTAAATTAGCTCAAGGTGGATTAAATCTAATGGGTAAGGGTTTTAATAAAATTGGAGTTGCTATAAAGGCAGCAGGTATAGGTTTGTTTCTTACTTTACTTACTCAGCTTACAGGACTATTTGCACAGAATCAAAAATCAGCAGATACCTTTCAAAGAATAATGATTAAACTGAAGCCTGTATTTGATGCCGTAGGTAAAGTAATAGAATTTGTAGCAAGTGCATTAGAAACGCTTATAGACTTATTTACAGGAGCTATAGGTTGGATTGGTAGTTTAATAGGTGTTACAAATGATGCAACTTCTGCTTCTGATAACTTTGCAGACAGTTTAGTAGAACAAAGAAAAAAAGTGCAGTTATTAGAAAGTGAATTAGCTATGCTACAACTACAATATCAAAGAGAGGCAGAGTTAATGCGACAAATAAGAGATGATGAAATGCTTTCTATAGATGAAAGAATACAAGCAAACTTTGAACTTGGAAAGATATTAGAAGAACAATTAAGGCACGAAAGAAATATAGCAGCAGAGTTTCTACAATTAGCAGAAATGGAATTATCAGTAAACAAAGATAATATAGAGCTACAAAAAGCAGTAATGGATCAAAAAGTTAAACTTGCCGAAATAGATGAAAGAATTACAGGGCAACGATCAGAGCAATTAGTAAACCTAAACTCATTAGAAAGAGAAAGAGAAGCACAACAAAAAGAAGCATCAGCAAAAAGAGAGGAACAATTAAAGAAAGAGGCAGAAATGCTACAAGAATTAATTGATTTACAGAATGAAGATATTAAGGTAACTAAAGAAAAATTTAGAACTATTAATGAACAGTTTGATAATGCAGAAGAACAGAATCAGAAGCAAATAGATGAGCTAAATAGACAGATGAACGCTGAATTAAATGCTCATAAAACAAAGGTTAATAATGCTAAAGAAAATATACAATTAAAAAATGAGGAAGTAGAAAATTTTAAACAAAGTAATAAGGATCTAATACAATCTGATATAGATAGAGCAAACTCTTTTAAAGAAATAGCAAAAAAAGAATTAGCAGATATAGGGCAACTAAGTCCTTTTATGAATGTTGAAACTATGGAAGATTTTCAAAAAGTGCAAGAGAAAGCTATGGAAGAACACGCTGTAAAAGTACAAGAATTTGCAGACCAAATGGGTGGCTCAGTAGAGGAAGTTATGGACGAAGATAATTTTTTAGGAAAGTTTACTTTTGCAAGACAGGAGCTACTAGAAGAACAGGAAATGTTAATGTTAAATTTTGCTACAGCAAGAAAGAATATATTAAAAGAAACAGAACAAACAGGAGATGCTATTGTAGAAATAACTGAGGAGCAGATACAAATGTCTCAAGAATCTGCTAATAAAAGTATATCAGTAGTAGAAAATGCTTCTGCTACTGAATTAGCTATTAAAGAAAAATATGCTAAACTTATAAGTGATACAGAACAAAGTCTAATTGATACTACCGATACACTACAAGAACAAGCAAATGATGAGTTATTTTTACACTTTGAAACTGCACAAGAAAAAGAACTTAGATTAGCTACAGAAAAATACGATAAATTATTAGGATTAGCTCAAAACAATGTAGAGCAAACTAAACTACTAGAAGAAGAAAAAGAAGAAGTTTTATCAGAAATTAGAGATAGAGAGGGTAAGAAGATCATTCAAAATAGTATTAATTTATTTAATAAGTTAAAAAAAGAAAAAGAGAAACAAGATAAATTAGACAAATTAGCTGTAGAGAATAAAAAGAAAATGGAAATAGATGCAGCTAAACAGACTTTATCAATGGGTGTTGCTTTAGCAAAAGAGGGTACTGCTGAATACAAAGTTCTAGCAAGTGCAGAAACAATTATGTCTACTTTTTCTGCAGCAACTAAGGCTCTAGATGATGTGCCTAGTCCTTTTAATTTTGTACAAGCAGGTCTAATAATTACAGCAGGTCTAAAAAATTTAAAAGAAATACAGAAAACTAAAGTACCAGGTGGAAGTAGTGGACAAAGTATGGGTAATATAGATATGGGATCAGGGGTTAATCCTGATATGGGTGGAGATGTACCTGCTTTGCCCACATTTGGTGCTATAGGAACAGATGCTCCACCTATTCAGGCTTTTGTTGTTGAAAGTGATGTTAGTAATGCACAGGCACTACAAAGTGAGCTTGATTTACAAGGCACCTTATAAACAAAATATTAACTTTTTATATATAATAATACAATGGGAGAAAAAAACAAAAGAAGATTAATAGAGCTAATCATAGACGAAGAATCTGAAAGGTTTGGAGTTGAGGCTATAAGCCTTGTTGAGTTTCCTGCAATAGAAGAAAACTGGGTATTCTTTAATAAAGACAACTTTCTATCTTTAGCTAAATTAGATGAAGAAAAGAAAACATTAGTAGGGGCAGTTCTTATTCCTGAAAAAGAAATTCCAAGATACGATCAAGACTTAAATGAAGAATATTTAGTTTACTTTAGTAAAGATACTATTAAAAAGGCTCAGGAGCTATTTATGAGCAGTTTAAACAACAATAACGCAACCTATGAGCATAAGATACCTATTGAGGGTTTAAGCGTTGTAGAGAGCTGGATAAAGGAAGATGAAAAAATAGATAAATCTTCACAATATGGTTTTAAAAATATGCCTACAGGAACTTGGTTTGTTAAAATGAAAGTAAACAATAGCGAAGTGTGGGATAAAGTAAAAAAGGGTGAAGTCAAAGGGTTTAGCATAGAGGGTTATTTTACTGATAAATTAATAGAGGCTACTATGCACGATTTTACAAAGAAAAAGTCTTTTGAGGATCTTAAAGGTAAAATAGAAATAGTTGGTGTTATGGATAATGAGCCTTTGTTTGCAACAAAAGAGGAGGCTGAGGCATACGCTGTTAAATTTAAAAATTGCACAGGTTATCACGAACACGATGATAATGGTGTGATAAGATATATGGCTTGTGAGGATCATTCAGAGGCTACTGATATGGGCAAGAAAAAGAAAAAGAAAAAGAAAAAATATTACGATAAAGAATTACTATCTGATGAGGACTTGTTAGATAGAATTAGATTAATAATAGCTCAAGATGAGAAACAAGAATTTGATCTAATGAAAGAATACATTACGAAAAAGGCTTTAGCTAAATACCCTTTTACGCAGTGTATTGCTGATATGAAGAAAAAGTACGGAAAAAACTCTGCTGCTAAGATATGTTCAGCTATAAAAAAAGGTACTAAAAACAGGTAGCTTAAAAACGAAAATTAAAAAATTATATATAATAATAAAAAGAATATTACAATGAAAGACACATTAGAAAAAATCAAAACCTTGTTGTCTGTTGATAACAAAAAATCTAAGGAAGTTAAAATGTATGCTGAAATGATATTAGAAGATGGCAGAGTTGTAGCTACCGAAGATGAGGACTTTGCAATAGGCTCAGCAGTTTTTGTAGTAAATGATGATGGCGAGGCTAGTGCCTTAGCATCAGGATCTTATACAATGGAAAATGGAGCTAAAGTAACTATTGATGATGATGGTAAAATTTCAGATATGGGAGAGGAGGCAGAAGAAGTAGAGGCAGAAGATGAGAATAAAGAAGAAATGGAAGAATCAGAAGATGTAGATTTAAAAAAATCTTATGATGAGTTAGCTAAAAGAGTTGATGAGCTTGAGAAAAAAATGTATAAAAAGGAAGATATGTCAGAAGAAACTGAGGAAACAGTAGAAGAAGAAGTTGTTGAGGAGGCTGTTGAGGAAAAGGTTGAGATGTCTAAAGATATGGTAAACAGTTTGGTAGAAGAAGTAGAGCATTTAAAAGCTAAGTTGGTAGAATTTGAAAAAGAACCAGCAGCAAAGGGTTTTAAACACAATCCTGAGCCTATTTCTAAAAATAAAACTGTTAATATGTCAAAACTTTCTACGCAAGAAAGAGTGGCGTACTTTATGAATAAACTTAATAATAATAACTAAAATTTAAATAAAATGGCGAATAAAAAATATAATTTTGCTGATACGGTAACTTCTAACTATGCTGGTGAAGCAGCAGCAGGTTATATATCAGCTGCGTTACTTTCAGGTACTACTATGGCTGAAAATAACATAACATTTTTAAACAATGTTAAATACAAAGCAAATTTAAGAAAGATCACTATTGCAGGAACTGCAGGTAATCTGATGGCTGATGCAACTTGTGATTTTACTGATTCAGGTACGCTAACTTATGCAGAAAGAGTACTAGAGCCTAGAAACTTTGATGTTAATATGCAACTTTGTAAGCAAGATTACCTATCTTCTTGGGAGGGTGCAAATATGACAGCAGGTTTAAATGGAACTGTGCCTCAAGAATTTGGTAACTACATTATAGGGCAAACTGCTGCAAGAATTTCTCAAGAAATAGAAAAGTCTATTTGGGACGGAACTACTGATGAAAACGGACAGTTTGATGGCTTTAGAAAATTATTACTTGCTGATGGTGATGTAAATGATGTAGCAGGTGCTACTACTTTATCAGCTGCAAATATCGTAGATGAAATAACTAAAGTATTAAGTGCTATACCTAATGCTGTTTATGGTAAAGAAGATTTAAGAGTTTTTATACCTACATCAGCTTATAGATTTTATCAACAAGCTCAAGCTGCACTTGGTTATGCTAACTTATACCAAGCTCAAGGTGAAGTACCTTTAACTTTTACAGGTATTCAATTAGCTCACGCTCCAGGTTTGGCTGATAACACTATGGTAGCAGGTAGAGTATCTAATATGTTTATGGGGTCAGATGGCTCAAGCTCAGAAGTTAAGTTATTAGATATGGCTGATTTAGATGGATCAGATAATATTAGAGTAGTAATGCGATTTACTGCTGGTATTAACTATGCTTTTGGATCTGATATGGTGCTTTACGCAGGGTAATAACAATTAATGGGGAGTGAAATATCTCCCCTTTTTATAAACAATTAAAAAATAAAATAAAATGGCTTGTACTTTAACAAAAGGGCTAACAGTTGGTTGCAAAGACTCTATTGGAGGATTAAAAGCAATATTTTTTGCCTCTACTTATTCTCCTGAATGTCGCTCTGCTGCAACATTTAATGGTACTGATGTACTACAAATGGACACAGCAGGATTTACAGGGTGGAGTGCTTATGGAACACCAACAAGTTCAACAGTGACAGTATTTAAATATACTTTAAGACCTAACCTATCTTCAATGACTGTAAACATTAACAGCGATCCTGCAACAGGAACTACTTTTTTTGAACAAACTTTATCTCTTACATTACAAAAATTATCAGTAGCTCAGACAAATGAGTTAAAATTAATTTGTTATAATAGAGCTCAGGTATTTGTTCAAGATGTAAATGACAATGTATTCTTACTAGGTATGGATAACGGAGTAGATGTTTCAGGTGGAACTGCTGTAACAGGAGCAGCAAAAGGCGATATGCCAGGTTATACTTTAGAATTAAGAGCAGAAGAAAAAGATCCTATGATATGGATAAAACCAACCTCAGGTGGTGGAACGGACTTTCCGTTTGATCAATTAGGTGATGCTGATGCTGACTTAACTATTGTAGCATCTTAATTAATAAATCGTTACTCAAAAAGAAAGGGAGCTAATTGCTCCCTTTTTTTATTAATTTATTTCTAATATACCTTTTGGTAATTCTCCCTCATATCTCCAAGTAGTTACAACAATCATATCGTTGCCATCAAAAACATCTTCATTTTCTTGGTAACATTTGCAAAAAATAGAATCTTTATTTAAAAGATTAAATAATTTTTTATACAATCCTTTATAACCTTTACCTTTTTGATTTATTAAGCGATATGTAGTATTCATTTTTTTGTTATTGTTATTGTTATAACAAATATATAAAAAATCTTTTATATTTTCTAATATTTTATTAAATTTTTTTTATAAAACGAACACTTGCAAACGAATTACAACTATTTATATATATTAATAAAAGACTTATATTATGGCTTGGAAAGTAAAAAAAGAATATCAAGGTAAAACAGTACCAAACTTTAGAATACCTTTAGATAAACTAAATCAAAAGACTATCAAAGGATTATCAGAAAGCGTTAGAAATGGGTACTTTGAACAAGATAATCCTAAACCAAAAAAGAAAAAAAAAGAAGTTAAAATAGAAACAAACCCTTACAATGAGTACACAGACTAAAGTTCCTGATTTTGATATGATAGATGAGTACAATGAGAAGTTTGAAAAAACTACTACAGAGCAAGAAAGATTAGAAGTTATAAAAGAGTATCAAGATAAACTATGGAAAGATAATGTATAAAGCAGATTTCGTATTATTTCCTTTTACAGAAAACTATTTAAGTTTTTATGAGAATATAAACGCTTATGTAGATTTGCCATCTTCTACTTATTGGATAGTATTAAAATTTACAGGAAGAAACAACAATTATCAGCGTTCTTGTATAGCAAGACCTGCTAACAGTGATTTTTCAAGTCCTGTATATGAAAGTAATAATAGATATGTCAAATTTGCTTGTAGTGTTTTTATGCCTAAATGGACAGGAGCTCAAACAATGGATTTATCAGGAAATGCCTATGGAAGTAGTATAGTATTACCTACTATAGAAACTTATGATGTAAAAGTATATTATTCAACAACTTTTACTATTGATACAGATCACGCTAGTATGACTTTAATACCTGAAATAAAGCCTGTTGTATATGTAACTGATGAAAACAGAGATATAGTTACTAATTCATCAAGTTGGGCAGCTTATTTAAACCCTGCTTTTGTTTCTTACAATCCATATACAACAAATGATTTAACAGAAGTTGAGATGACAGCTGTTGGTAAGCCTGCCTCAGCTTCAGTAGATAATAGAGATGTAGAATACGGAGTACAAACTTGGACACCTAATTATAGCAACTAATGAAAAAGAAAAATAATACAGATATATCAGTAATACATTTATCAGAATTTAATCTGCCTGTAATTACAGAAACAGCAAGTAAAGAATGGATCTCTTTTGGAGATGATAATTTATACCCTCAATATTTATTAGAACTATATAATGGTAGCAGTATTAATAATGCTGTTGTAAAAGGGGTTGCCTCAATGATTTATGGAGAGGGAATAGAGGCTACAGATAGACAAGATAGTGATGAGCATAAGGAACAATGGCTAAGGCTAACTTCTTTGCTTAATAATTCTCAAAAAGATGTATTAAAGTGTTTGGCTATAGATCTAAAGCTATTTGGTATGTGCTATGTAAATGTTATATGGAACAAGCCAAGAACAAAAATAGTAGAAATTTATCATATACCTGCACAATATATAAGAAGTGGAAAAGCTGATGGTTATGGAAATGTAAATGAGTATTATTATTCAGCAGACTGGGCAAATTATAGGAGGCACAAACCAAGAACATATAAAGCGTTTGATGAAAAGGACAGAACAAGTGCAAGTCAAGTTATGTGTATAAAAGATTATTCACCTGGTACTCATTATTATTCTTTACCTGACTATCAAGGATCTACTTCTTACATACAATTAGATATGGAGATAGCACAGTTTCATTTATCTAATATAAAGTCAGGTATGTTTCCAAGTATGGCTGTAAACTTTGCTAACGGAATACCAACAAGAGAAGAAAGAAGAACAATAGAAAGACAAATTAACTCAAAATTTGGTGGAAGTGGTAATGCTGGAAAAATATTATTAACCTTTAATGATGGAAAGGACACAGCACCTGAGATAGTTCCAATAAATGCTAATGACAATTCAGATAGCTACCAATTCTTATCACAAGAAACAACAAGAAAAATTTTAACAGGACATAGAGTTACAAGTCCTTTGCTATTTGGTGTTAAAGGAGATGGTAGTGGCTTTGGTAATAATGCTGATGAACTAAGAGATTCTTATAGCTTATTTAACAATACTGTTATAAAGCCCTTTCAAAACACACTTTTAGATGGTTTACAGCGTGTTTTTAATATTTGTGACATAAGCCTTGATTTATACTTTAAATCGCTTAAACCTGCTGATTTTATTGATATTGATACAGCAAAAAAAATAGATGAAGATGAGCAAGAGAAAGAGGGTATAGATACAGGCGAGGAAATAAAGAAAGAATTTAAGGCTCTTGATGATATAGATACAAAGCCGACTAAGGGTATGGTTTCTGAGGCAAAAAAAGGACTTGCCTGGAGAAAAGAACACAAAAGAGGTGGAACAATGGTTGCTGTTGCTCGTGCCAGATCAATAATTAACGGACAAAACTTAGGCTTAGATACAATTAAAAGAATGCACAGCTTTTTTAGTAGGCACGAAGTAGATAAAAAAGGAGAGGGTTTTGATATAGGTGAAGATGGCTTTCCAAGTGCTGGTAGAATAGCTTGGGCATTATGGGGTGGTGATGCAGGTCAATCTTGGGCAGCAAAGAAAGTAGAAGAAATAAAAAATGTAGAAGAATTAACTGAGCTTTCAGACGATCAATTTAATAGCCTATTAGATAATTTACAAGGAGAAAAAATAAATGAGGAAGAATGGGAAGTAGTAGATGAAAGAGAACAGGGAACAGGTGATAGCTACGAAGAATGGGCAGATAGATTAATACAAAAAAGAGAAGATTTTGCAGTAAATGAGATTAAAAGTAACGAAGATAAGTTTAGTTATTTAGATAAGTCTTATTATAGAGTAAGATTTAAGTATGCAGTAGGATCAACAAAGGCAAAAAAAACAGGAAACAAATCTAGACCTTTTTGTGAAAATATGATGAGGCTAAGTAAGGGTGGCTTTGTATATAGAATAGAAGATATAGATAAAGCAAGTAGAGATGGAATTAATAAGCAATTTGGACACAAAGGCAAGTCTTATGACTTATTTCGTTTTAAAGGAGGTTTGTATTGCAGGCATAAATGGAACGAGGTACTTTATAGGCTTAAAAAAGGAACTGATTTAATAGATGGACAAAGTTTAGATGATGATTACAATAAGGTAAGTAGCATACCTAAAAGCTATGTTAGAAAACCAAGAGGAATAGAAGATAGTAAAATAGCTCCTGTAAATATGCCTAATCAAGGACGTTATCCAGGATCATAAAAAGTAAAATATGGCGATACAACACACATTATTTATAAGCACAGATAGAATAAAAAAAGATACAGCTTTAGGTGGTAGCGTAGATGACAATCTATTACTACCTTATATACTAATGGCTCAAGATAGGTATATATTACCAGTGCTTGGAACTGATTTATACAATAAGATAATATCAGATATTCAGGGCAGTAGCTTAACAGGAGTATATTTAACGCTTTTACAAACATATATACAACCTGCTTTAGTGCAGTTTGCTTTTGCAACTTGTTTGCCCTTTCTTAGACTTCGTATGGTTAATAATGCCGTAGTAACAATGTCAAGCGAACAAGGGAGCAGTGCATCTCATTCAGATTTAAAGCCTTTAATTTCAGCAAGTATGGATCAAGCAGAATTTTATAGAGAACGCTTAATTGACTATATATCAAATAACACAAGTAGCTTTCCTGAATATAGCTCAAACACTGGGGCAGATCTTAGTCCAACAACAGCTAATTATTATGCTGGATTAAATCTTGATGTTGCACCAAGTAGAGAAAGGTATAACGCTATATTAAGAAAGGCAGGTGTAACTATTGTAGATTGTTAGAGTATGCTAACAAAAAGACAAAAGAAACAAAGGAAAAATAACGAACAAAAACTAAAAAAATATTTAGATAGTTATGGCAAACCAAAAACTAACAGACAAAACAGAACTAGCAGAACAAGCAGGTAGTGGAGATTTACTAATGGTGGTGGACGTATCGGACACAAGTTCATCTGCGCAGGGAACAAGTAAAAAAACAGATTTTAAATATGTTATACAAACAGATAAGATTTCTGTTC